TTGATTTTTATCCCAACAAACAAAACCTCTTGTATTAGGTAAATGTTCAATAAAATAATTAGCACCAAAAACAACTTGGTTTTTACTAACTCTAAATAATTCTTTCCAATATTCTGAACTTGGTAAAATATCCCAATCTTTATCTTTATATAAAGCAGCCATAGGTGTATCTTTAAGTTTTCCACCTCCATCACTTAATCTATTACCTAAACCATAAGGAGGGTCTACAATAGCCAAGTCAAAATAGTTATCAGGATATCTTGCCATCAATAACATGTTATCTTCGTTTGTTATTGTTATTTTATCTGTTACTTTCATTCTTTATCTTTTATAAATGTCCCGTTTTCCATTTTACCTGTTCTTTTTGCTATTACTTTGTATGCGCTATCAATACAGTCTTCTATATTATAACCGGCTAACTTAGATAAATTAGTCAATACTACAACACAATCACCAATAGCATCTATAATCTCTTCTTTATTGTTGTTCAATAATGCTTTTGCTAATTCGCCTGCTTCTTCTTGTAGTTTTATATATTGAGTCTTTACATCTCCTTTATCAAATATTCCTTTTTCTTTTGCCCAAGTTCTAATATTAGAAAATATTTCAATCTCATTTACTGCAGTAGCGTTTAAATAATTTTGTAAAGCTCCTATATATATAAATCGTTCTTTGTTGTGTGCTGAAGATACGTTATTTGATTTGCACCATTGAATTACTTTGTCGTCAAACTCAATATGTGTTCCGTCTAATAGTTGAGCTAACATAGGAAATTTATATCCTGTTAAATGTAAATCATCTGTTCCTTTGAAAGTGATTGTTCTAAGTGTTATGTGAATTGTTTTGTCCATTGTTTTTTTGTTTTTGTTAATCATTAATTGTAAGTAAGAATTTTTATCTTTTTTATAGTTAAATACCTCTTGAAAATGTATTTCTAATTTTGAAGCGTGAGTTAAATTGTCGGTTGATGCAAGAACGTCGTATTCTTTATAACCTTGTATCTGTTCAACACGTCTTTTTAAGTCGTTTGTGCAGCCTACTTTGATTCCTTTTATGTGATAAATGTAATACATAATTAAACTGCTACTTTAGCTGTGATTTTTGGTCCTGATTTATAATCTATTAACTCTAAAATTTCGTTATTATATTTATATTTTGGCAAATCATATATAGGTTGGCTTAAATATTCACAAATAGGCTCTATTTGATTCTTATAAATGTGAGCATCTATTATTTGAATCTCTAATTTGTTTGCTTTTAAGTTTGTTTTTGAAGCAATATACAATAATATTTTAGAAAATAAAGCTACATCGTAAGGTATGCCCAAAAATAAATCACCTGAGCGTTGTACGACAAACATATTTAATTTATTATTTTTATCAGCATAAAATTGAAAATATAAATAACAAGGCGGTAAAGCCATATCGTTTAATTGAATAGGATTCCATAATGATATAATATGACGTCTGCTGTCTTTATTAAATTTTAAAGAAAGTATTAAATTTTCTAATTGGTTTATGTTTTCCCCATTATAGTTTAGCATTTGATATCCATAAACAGGACCTAAATCTCCATTGCTATCTGCCCAATCATCCCATATTGTTACATTAGCATCTTTAAATCTTTGAATATTTGTTTCCCCATTAATAAACCAATTAAATTCTGTATCAAATATCTTTTTATAAATTTTTCTTCCGGTTATTATAGGAAACTTTTTTGATATATTTATTTTTAATGACTGATTAAATAAAGAATAACTGCCAACGCCTGTGCGGTCGTCTCTTTCAATTCCATTTGCTAAACAATTTTTTAATATTGTTTTGTATTGTTTTTCAAAACTACTCATTTTTATTATTATTTGAGTTATTTAAAGCCGCAATATACCCAACGCAATCTAACATTGTATCTTCTTTTATATTATAAGCCATCCTACTTATTTTTAAAGCTATCATGCACTTATAAAAGTCTTCTTTAGTTATATCTTTATTGCATAATATTGATGCAACTGAGGCTGCGTTTTGCATTGACTCGTCAAATGGTCCATACATTCTTTCTTTTTCTTCAGAACGTAAGTTAATAATCTTGTTTGCTTCTTCTAAAATGTTCATTGTTGTCTTGTTTTAATTAATATTTTGTAAATATACAGATTGTTTTTAATTTATTACACTAATTAACACTTTTTTAACATATCCTTAACTTCAATAAATTGTAACATTCAATATATCTTTGCTTTGCTTTACCTTTGTGTATCGTTTTAAATAACTCGTAAACTTTTTTTGTATATTTATAATGCGAATTACAATCTGCAAATAGCTTTTCTGCATATTTTTTACCATAACCTTTGCAATAATTTACATTGTCAGCTGTATCTCCTATAATCATTTGTTCATAAAAATTATACATTGCTTCTGATTCTGATATATCATAAACACATTTGTGTTTTGAGTGATAATTGTATATTAAAGCAGGAAATTGTTTGTAGTCTTTATCAATTGATATTATCATTACATTTTCCCTACCGTGTTTTTGTGATAAATTATGCCAATATGTAGCAACCATATCATCTGTCTCAACTCCGTGCCCAATAATTGAATCATAATTGTCTTTTACAAATTGGTGCATCTCATTTAAAAGCGGCGGCAAAACTGTATTAGTTCTATTTGCTTTATACTTAGGTGATATATATTTCCTAAAATTGCCTTTTGACCCTGAAAATACTAAAACTTGTTGTATTTCGTATAACTCTTCTAAATGATTTATTATAGACATAAACCCTTCATCAAATTTATGTACTGTTAAAGCTATATCAGTATAAAATTGCTCATCATTTTCGTGTTCTTTTGTTTTACAACAGCTTGAATATATCAAACTATCAGCGTCAAATAGTAGTATCATATTAATTTGGGTTAGAATCTAATAATATTAATTTTAAAATATAATTATAAATACTCATTTCTCTTGTTGTGCTATTTATCATCTTACTTAATTGGTCTTCATTCAATAAAGTTTTACCTGATATTAATTCATCTATATATCCTTTTAGCTCTCTATCTAAACCCATTATTATAGATTGTATTTTTACTAATGCTAATTCATTCATATTTCTAATTTAAATGTATTATTGTAATATTCTTAAAGAGTTGTTTTAGCAGCATTAATTAAAACTCTTGCTGTTTGCTCTTGTATACCTTTATAAAAAGAATTTTGTATTTGATTCTTTTCTAATTCAAAAAACTTATAATAATCATTTATAAACTTTCTACCTTCTAAAGTATTTGTATTAAATAAATTAGGATGCTCAATTTCTAATTGGCTAAATAATTCTTGCATTGCTGTTTTCATTATCTTATTTTTATGTTATTTAAATTAAACATTGTTTCATCGTAATTTAATACGTTTTTTACTTCTTGCTCGTAATCATCAGAATAATTAAATTGTGCCTTTATAGCTTCTGTAATTTCTTCCAATTCGTGTTTAACATAAGTGTTTTCAATTTCTGACATTAACCAAGTAATGTTTTCTAATCTGTCAATAATTTCTTTTTGTGTCATAATGTTTGTTTTTAATTGTTATACGAATATAAACAAGTTATTAATATAAAATACATTTTAACAAAAATTTAACATAAAAAAAAGAGTAGCTATTTACTACTCTTAATTTGACTTCTACAAACTGTGTATCTTTGGTCTATATCAGGATATTCTGTTTTCATCTTTTCATCTATCATACATCGTTGTACAAATTCTTTTTCGTGTTCACCTTGTTTTGGTTGCGGTATTGGCATTTTTATTTAATTTTTGATTAATAATTTTTCTATATACTTTGTTAACTGATTCTTTATTATTACCTCTTTTCCAAAGAAAATCCATTATTCTATTTATTCTTTGTAGTGGTGATTGTTTGCTTTTCATATTTTAATATTTTTCTTTCAAGTTCTTCTATTATATTTTTTAATTCTAAATTATAATCTATTACATCATAAAGTTGATTTAATAACCTAACTATAATTTCTTTTTTACTTATTTTCATATTGTTTTAATTTTTCTAAATATAGAATTAAATCCATTGCTTCTTCTTGTGCGTGTTGTAGCCACTCTAAGCGTGTTAAATCTGTTCTGTCTAATGTTGTATTATATTTCTTAATTCCTGTTTCAGAACGTTGTTTAAATTGTTCTATTACTGATTCTACTATTGTGTCTTTCATTTGTTAAATCTTTTTGAGTGTAATGTATAAAGCTCCATTGTTTTTTTTAAAGCATCGTGTTCTGTAAATTCAACATCAATATTATTTTCTTTGTAATTATGCACTTCTAATCTATTTGATATTTGAAATTTAACTACTTTGTATTTTTTTGTATATTGTATTGGTTGTATTACGTATGCTAAATCATTTTTGTTACATATATACATGCTTTGAATTTCAGCTTGTGTTGGTGAGTATGTAAGCTCCTGTTTTTTAGCCATTAATCTAATCTTAAAAATTCAGTTTCACCATATTTAGTAAACCATTCTTTATTTTCTTTATATTTATCAATTACTGCATTTATAAATACCAACTCATCTATTGAACTTGTTTGTAGTTTTTTTATAATTGATTCTATACTATTTAAAATATTAGTTGTAGTTTCAGGTTCAGTATCATATATTATCTTATATTCATTTCTTACAGTTTCTTCTAAGTCTTTATTTAAACTATTTATTTTATGTTTAATTTGTTGCTTATATTGCGTTGTAAAAAATAAACTTTCATTAGCCTCTAATAATAATTGACTTAATAAAACAGATTTTAAATACTCTTGTTGTATAACATTTTTATTTTTCATATTCGTCATAAACTCTTTTAAGTTCTTTAATTTTATTAGCCCAACAAGACCCACAAGAGCTTAATTCTAAACGATAATTAAATACATTGTAATATATATCTGAAATTACTTTTTGTTCTTCAGGCGTTAATGTATTCTTTTTAGGGTTTATAAACTCTGTTAAAGCATTATAATCTTTTTCAGTTAAACAATTAATGTTTCTGTTATAAGAAAATAATTGATTCAGTTTTTCTTTACGCTCATCGCAACCACAATCTAAACCTGTTGCTTTACTAAATACTTCTACTGCTTTTTTAATTCCTGTTGCTTCTGTGATTTGTTCAATAGTATCACCTAAACCTTTTGCTTTTTGTTTTGCCATAATTTTAAATTTTAATAAATGTTATTGTAATCGTTTGTTATATAATCTTCGTAATCTTTTTGAAATTTATTTTTAAGTATTTCTTTGTAGTTTTTAATACTATGAAATATTGATATTAAACTTATATTTGTTTCACTTGCTATATCACGCATTGACATATCCGAGTCCCTGTAAAGTTTAAATAGCTTTTTATCGTACCAATGCCAATTATCAATTTCTTCATCAATCATTAAACAGATATCATTGTAGGCGTTTTGTTCTTCTATGTTTGAATCATCAAATAATTCCCAACATCCATCAAAAGGCACTTTATTTACAAGTTTCTTTTTATTGTAGTATTGGTAATATAAAGAACGTAATGTAAAAAACATATAACCTTTTCGTACATCGCCTTTATTATCTATTAACTTTTCTGCATTTGCATACTTCATTAAAGCAATATAAGATTCTTGTACTATATCTTCAGCATAATCATACTCACCAAGTTTTTGGATTGTTTTTATCCATTCCTTGTGGTGTTTTGCTACCTGTTCAAGCCATTTGAAGTTGTCCATAAAAAGTTAAATGATATAAATAATATTACTACTTGTATTGTGTGGTCTGTTTCAATATCATATACATCATCATTATACAAAGCACCAAACATTACTCCTTTAATTGGCGTTATAATAACATCACATTCAAAAAAACTTGTTGCTAAAAATACTAATGCTAAAATAATTACTAATACTACTGTAAAAAATTCCATACTATAAACTTTTAATTGTTAAAAATGCTTCTTTTTTTTCTGTTGTTACTTCTTTAATTTTAAAATTTACATTAATGTTAGTTAATTCTGAATCTTGTTCTTTTAACAGGTTCATTATATTTTCTATTTCTAACCAATTATATTTTGAATCCATTTCAACTAACTGCTGTAAATATATTAACTTTTCTGTTAAGTCTTTAAAATAACTTATTAACATTTTATTATCTGAATTTAATACTAACATTCTTGCTGCAGAAGTTTGTAAATCTTCTAAATGTGTTTTAATTGTTGTTTGCATATTACATTTTTTTTAATTCATCTAAAACTTCCCAATAATAATTTCTATAAATTTCAGGTAAAAACATATTATTTAAAATATATATTACTGAAAATATAGCTGATTGTTTTGCTTTTTCTTTTGGCAAAATTAAATCAACATAAAAAGGGATAAAAATTCTTTTAGCTGTTTCTTTTGGAGTTTGTTCTAATATTTGTACCATAATTTAAAATATATCTTTTAGTGGGTCGTAAAAAGCACCTTCAACTTGTGGCAAACCAAAACTATTAACTTTGAAGCTAAAGTTTTCAAAAGGTGCGTTTCTACTTCGTTTACACGATACGGTTACTAAACCTTTATTAATTGTATTTAATTCTAATTGTATTTGTGTTTCTGCTTTTTTCTCTAAAAAACTTCCTAAATGACCTGTAGGTTTATCAGTACCAAAATTTGAGTGTATAACCGTAACTATATGGCAATTTAATTCTTTTGACCACTTCATTAACTTTTGAACTACTGCATTTGATTCTTCAATGTTATTTACATCGCTACATAAATCTGCAATACCATCAATAATAACTAAACCTATTTCTTTTGCTTCTAATTTGTCATAAAGATAGTATTCAATAAAATCAACACGTTCTTTAAATGATAATTGTCTTAATGCTAAAGTATGGTATCTATCAGTTTTTATAGAAGTCATATCTAATGGTCTTTTAAATACCATTTGTGCGTGAAAATTACCCTGTTCTGTATCAAAATGAATTAAATGTTTGTTTTCTCTATTAGCTTTTAATTCACCACAAAATGATTCTAAATGTTCTGCTAAATATATTGCTGAAAGTAAACTAACAAAAAATGTTTTCTTTGATTTTGGAGGTGCTTGTACAAAACTAAAGTTTCCATAAGTTCCTAAAGGTACAGGATATTCTTTTGAACCTTCTTTTGTTTCATATATTTTAGTTCCAAATGATATTGCAGGTTTAGGATATTCTATTTTCTCTAATGGATTTATTAAGCAATCTTCTTCAAACATTTGCATTAATAATCTTTGTGCTTCTTTATCCATATTATTATTTTCTTGTTTTTAAAAAAAGGGTAGCTTTTACACTACCCATTTAAATTTAGAAAGGCAAATCATCACCTACTACTTCTTTAGTAGCTACGCCTTCTTTTTTCTCTGCTAATTGGATAGTTCCATTAGTCCAAATTACGTTACCATTACCCAAATATGATTTAGGTTTTTTAGCTTCACGTTCTTCTTTAGTTTGAGAGTCTGTTAAAGAAACATTTTGACCCCATTGGTTAGATTCATCGTTTACTGCAACTGTAAAATTGTAATAAACTGCTCCATCTTTACCTTGAACAAATTTTTCTTTTGGTAATTTGTCAACTCTTAAACTTACGTTAATTAATGCACTCATATTATTTGTTTTTAATTTGCTTACCTTTTTTTACTGTTGTCAGCTATTCAGTTTTATTATTTATCAATATGTATTAAAAAACTAATTTTTCGCTTTATTGTAGGGAATTTTTCTATTAACCACAAACTCAATTCGTTTTCTGCGGAATTATCAATATGAAAAATTGCATAAGTGTGTATCTTATGACCTTTAAATATTTCATTCTTTTGTAAGTATTCAGGTATTTCTGACAACTTAATTACTGACCTTGTTATTTTTTTCATAATCTTATTTATTTTTAAATTGTTCGTTGTAATATTGTTCTGCTTCATCCCATTCTGATTGTAATGGTTTTTTTACTCTTGCCTCAACAATCTGTTGCTTTTCCATTTGTTTTGCGGGGTAAAAAAGATTATGTTTCATTGTTATAAAATCTCTTTCTGAAATTTCTTTTGCTTCATATTTTTCAATTAAAGAATTAATTTCTATTTCGTACCATTCTACTGCTGTTTTTTTCATAATATTATTTGTTTTTAAATTGTTACTTAACTTTTAACAATTCATCTTTGACTACTTTAGTCATTTTGTATTTAGATTCTATTGTTGCAATATTACCACCATTTTTTAAATATTCAATAGCTTTATTAAATTCAGGCGTATTTTTATTTAACCATTTTAAATCATCTGTTGCAGGTTCTTTATCGTGCTTATTAATTGCATCTGAATCTTGTGTATCATCAATTAATAGTAAATTACCTAATGCATACTTCTTTGCGTAACTTGATGCAGAACCAAATTTTTGTGGCATTTGCATTCCTTTTTGTTCTAAATCAATACCTACTATAGCTGTTGCAGAAATAGAATATACATCATCATTAATTGAAGCTGTAGAACGTAACATTGGAAATTGTAAAAATTGTGTTTCTTCTATTTGTTCTGTAATTGTAAAATTCACTTGGTACTTTTCGTTAAATGGTTTAAGTGCTTCTAATATATCTTCTGCACTTCTAAAATTGTATTTTCCAAAGCTGTTAAACTTTGATTTACTTGCTTTAAATTCTTTTTGAATTAAAGATAATTTTTGGTTTAATGTTAATTCTTTTGTTTCCATTTTAATTGATTTTATAGTAATTAATTGTTTTATCTTGTTCTATTTTTATTTTATATTTTTCTATTATTTCTAAAGCATCCTCAAAATCTTTAAATTTAGCATTACCTGATTCAATTAACCATTCATTTAAATATTTATCAATACTATTCCAATCCCAACCAAAGCCAAATTTAACTTGTGGTATAAAAAAACCATTTGCTTTTTCTATTATTCTATATTTCATTTTAATTTGTTTTTGAGTTGTAAATTTCTTTTTTAACTATTGTTTTGTATTCATCAGGACAATCTAAATCTGCTAATTCAAATATATATGTTTCTAATACTTGAATATGACTTTCTAATTTGCAAATTTGTTCCTGCATTGCTTCTAATCTAAATCTGTTGTAGTCTAATAAATCTTTCATCTTAAATAAAGTTTGAAATTAATAATTGCATTGTAAATAAACCTGCCCATAATAAAAGAGCTAACCCAAAATTTTTTAATGTTTGTTTCATAACGTTTGTTTTTGTTTGTTGAGTACAAATATATAACTGTTTTTAAAATAAAAAACTGTAATCTAAAATTTTAACAAAACTTTAGTATATAAAAAAACCCTGCACTATTAATACAGGGTCTTTAGAAACAAAGAAAAACAAGAAACTTTACAAAGTGTTTACTTTTTCGGTATAATAATCTATTAACTCAATCAAATCTATATCTGCAAATTTAATTATTTGTTTTGATTTAATTTGTAATTCTTCTGATAAGTTATTACCAAGATATTGACTAAATTTATATTGTTCACCTGAACGTGATATATTGCATCCATAACATTGAACTCCTACATTACGTTCATCCCATCGTGTTGAATAATGTGAACGTGATTGAAAGTGTCCACATTGAAGTTTTTTATAATGGTCTTTTTTACCACAAGTAACACAAGTTGCAATTTCGTTAATAGCATCTTTACGCCTTATATATTGGCTAAAGATTTTATCTAACTTTTCTACTAATGATTTTCTTGTTGGTTTTTTCATTAAATATTATGAATAATGTTGTATTTAGGTTTTAACAACTTTATGTATTTTTCTTCAAGTTTTAAAAGTTCACTATCAGAAATTTCATTTGGTAGTTTAGCAATTATAGAAAAGCTGTCAAAGTTTTTAAATTCACCTTTTTTGTGTGTTACTATTCTACTTTGTATGTTTATAGTTTTACCAACATAAACTATTTCATCATCTTCAATTAAACAATATATAAACTTGTAAAATAATACTTCTTTTTTGTTATTTAATAAATAGCTTTTTAAAGAATCTTTTTTTGTTTTATTAGTCAATTTAATATCTAATTCTACTAATTCTTTTGTATTATTATCTTCATTTGTTTTTTTTAAGAACTTTATATTTGTATAACCTCTTTTAGTATTTATCCAATTCTTAAAAGCTAAATATTCTTTATCTGAATAAAATACTTTATTATAAGTTTTACTAACACCATAATATTGACATTTAACTATATATTCTAATTTCATATTTTATATGTATATTATTTTCGTTTTAAATATTACACAAATTTATATAAAAAAAAGAACATTGAATTTTAAAAAATCAATTATTTATTAACAAGATATTATCTACCTTGACCTCTGTATAGCTTTTTGTAGTTTTTAGAAGATTTTAATTTACTACTTTTATTTTTACTATGAATATTTGGTCTTGATATATTACTATCTACTTTTACAAGAACAATCGTTTGTTTCGCCATATTAAATATATAATTATAATTCCTAAAATAAACCACAAATAAATAAAATAATTAGCTTTTTTATCTATTTGCTTTTCTTTAATGTTTTCTTTAGTTGATGTTTTTATCTTACTATCAGTTTTAACGTGTTTTAAAGTGTTTTCTGATACTTTTATCTTATTGTTATATAAGTTATTAGTTTTAGTTTTTTTATACGTTAAAATAGCGTTTTTATATGTTTTACCTTCTACAATAAATTCTTTTAAACTATCAATAGGTTTAATTACAATTTCATCAGAATAAACAAAAGTGTTTACATTAGTTTCTACAATAGAATCTTTAATTTTATTTTCAGTTAAATCTATTTTTATTTCAACTAAACTATCTTTTTTTACTTCTTTAGTTTTAATATCTACTTTACGTGATGCACAAGAAAACAAAAATGCACCACATATGATATTAAGAAAAATAAACTTTGCTTTCATATAATCTTCTTTTGGTTAAACCTGCAACTTCTTTTTTATTTACTTTATTCCACTTTTTAAATTCTAATTCAATAGATTTATCATTGTGGTTAATATTTACTTTTTTTAATAATGTAGAACTCACAAAATTACCTGTTCCAATATTATATGCTAAAGAAACTAAAGCATTAAATTGATTTTGGTTTAATGGACTTGTAACTAATTTATTTACTTTATCAGCAAATTTATCAGCTATACTTTTAAACATTTCAAATGCTTGTACTCTTGTTATTTCTTTATCTAACATAGTTACACGTTTACCATCTGAATAGTATGTATTACCGAATCCTATTGTTGGTATTTTAGCAGGGCATAAATAAGGTTTAGCACTAAATCCTTCAAATTCTGTTATAAGTAAATAACCACTATTATTTAGCTTCATCTTTTTTTGTTTTTTCAAATACATACCATCTTCGCAAAGTATATCCTGATGCTAAAAAAAATGCAATTATTTTCATAGCAATATCAACATCTGCAAATGATATAGCAAAATAAGTTCCTGTTATTAGTGATAATTTCAAATCTAAAAAATATTGCCTCATTTTCTTAATTGTGTAACTATTTCAGTAAAACCCTGAATACCGATATAGGCAGTTGCAATAACTACCCAATCGGAAGATGTTAAAGTTTGGTTAAACAATCCAATACAAGCAATTAAAAAAACTAATAATTTTCTGCTGATTAATTTATTTAAAATATAATCGAATTGTTGTCTGCTCATTGTTATTTAATAGCTTCAATTAATTTTTCAATAGTATCAAATGATTTTCCATCGATAGTTATAGTTGTATCGAATAAAATAATTCCTTTATTTGTAAATACATCTGCTTGAGTTTCATTCAATATTTGAGGCTCTATTGTTAAAATAAATTCTTCATCTTGAAATAAGTAACCGTTTTTTGTTTTATTTATATTCATAATTTCTATTTTTTAATATCTTTCCACTTTTATTGATCTTGAAGTTGCAAACAAATCTGTTCCTGAAGTGCTACAAGAAACTATTAAATACATTTGTGATGGCAATGTAGTCCATTGTGGGTAAGTAATATATTGACCTACAGAAGGAGCAATAGTTTCAGGGAATACAGCGTTTGCTGAATTATTATAAAATTTTAACATATATGTATTTGCATCAACTCCACTACCAATATTATAAGCATAATTATTAGCTAAAAAATATTCTCTTTGTATAATTCCTGATGTACCTGCCCAATTATTTACTAAAATACCTGTATTATTTATAGGTAAACTATCTAAACAAGCACCAATTAATACAGCTCCTGTTAAACTATTTGTAGTATTTAGATAAATTCTATAATTACCATTAGATGCCGCAGGTGGAGTTCCTGTTTTACCAAATTTTATTGTTTCTACAGAAACTTTTAAAAAACTTTCATTTGGTGTATCAATTAATACAGAAGAAGATAATGTATATGTTGCTGTATTATTTTCTGTGCCTCTCGTTTTATTCAAATAAATATTAGGTTTATTTGTGTATAATTCTGTAAAATTTTGATTTGTTTTATCAAAAGCATTTCTTAAAGTATCACCTGTACCATCATTTGCAGTTGTACCTATTCCAATTGTTTGTTTTGCCATTTTTATTTTTTATATTAAAGTTTTATCTGATGTTATTGTTGTTGAATCTGCTTTATAAGAAATTGAATCAACCGTTAAAGGTGTAGCAGGTTTAATTAATAAAGTTTCACCTGCAGAAGATACTGAATAACTTTTCCCCCAACTAATAGAATTATTTGTTGAACCTTGCCCCCAACCTATATTATTGTTTACTCCGTTTCCCCAATTTATATTATTTGCCATTCTTCAATTTATTTAAAAAGATTTCTAATTTCTTTACATTAGTTTCTTTTGGTTTGTATGTTTCTTTTATAGTACCCATCCTACAAAATTTGAATCTTTATCAGGATACACATCTGCATTTGAATTTAGATTATATTCAGGAAAAGATACTTGGTTAAAAGTCATATAATCAATAAATCTATTTGTATAACTTTGAGCAGTATCACGTGCTTTTTCAATTAAATAATCTATTTCAGATTTATCTACTATTGTACTATTTTCAGAACTATGTTTAAATACACCTTTTTCGCTTATTTTAATAGATGCATAAGGCAAAAACTCAACCATAGTCCAATGTACTACCATCATTTTAATATAATCGCTTAAAAGCGTTGTATATGGTGATGCTAAATTACCTGCTACGATTCCATCGTTAATTTTATTATATAGTTTTGTTCCTAAATAGTTTTGTATATGAACCTGCTGTGCTTGAAAAATATATTGTGTGTAACTATCAGGATCAACATTACCATTTAAAATAGTATGTTTAATTAAATCATTTGTTGTTATAAATAATGCTTTTGCCATTTTTTAATTATTTTTTATATCCCATTTTATCCCAATACTCTTGTGTATAACCTTTTGTAGGCATATCAGATGGCTTCATTGAAACTTCTTTTTCATTTCTAATTCTGTATCCGTACTTTTCAGCTTTTGCAATAGATAAAGGTTCTGCATTTGGATTTGTAGGATCTATTTTTACATCAAAACTTGCATACGTTCTACGCAACCATTTATGATTACATCTAGGTCCGCCTTTATACAACCAAATAGAATAGGTATCTGAACCTTTAGGTCCAAAACCTGAATTTACTACTTGTGATTCCATATTTACAATATCTTCTTTTCTGTAAACTTTTCCAGCATTTAACATTTTTTTACAAAAAGCACGTTCACCTGTTAAATTACCACTATAAACATATCTAGTAATAAATTGAACACCATCTATAACTTCATCTTGTTCTTTATCCTTTATGTTTGGTCTTGCTGTACCTGTAGAAGTAACAAATTTCCATATTTTAGATAATGTACTTTTTTTATTTTTATTATTTAAAGTGTTGATTTCAGCATCTAATTCTTCTTCTGTTTCATAATCTACTTCTGTTTCATCAATTAAATGCCAATCATTACTTAATTCTTCACCTTTTTCAATTAATGAATCTGCAATATTTTCACTAGCTAAATTATGCGAACACATTTTAACTCCAGTTTCTTCTTCCATTGTTTCTGCATTAGCATTTGAAACATCAACAAATTCTAAAGGCTGTATTGTTTTAAAATATAATTTTAATGAAATACTATTAATTGCTAAAATTTCATCAATAGCATCTATTAATTCTAATTGATATGGTTTAATAACTATATTATCAAATAATAAAGTTGCAGTTTTAATTTCATCTGCATTATTACCAAGTCCACCATCACCTGTTCTAATTCCTAATAACATTGGTGAAGTAACTCTATGCCCTACAATTAATTTATCAAAACATTCTTTAGATAAATATTCATAGTGAGCAGGTGCATCATTTAAAGGTAGATCTTCAACCGTAGTTTTAGATTCTGCATTTTGATTAAAAGCAATTATAACTTTTTCACCTCTTGAACCTGTCAATTTGTTCATCACATCACGCTTCATTTTATCACGCATTTCTTCTGAAGGTACACCATTATTAAAATTAATAACTTTAGTACCACTAAATCCGTTTTGAACATCGTTAATCTGATAATCAGCAATATTTTCTTCTAATAAAGCATAAGGTAAAGAACCTGAATAATCTATAGGACTATAATAGTCAAATCCTGATACATATGGTTTTATAACATAAATTTCTACTTCATTTCCATTACCAAAACCAAATGCAGGTATTCGTTTTGCTTCTTCACTTGGTTTCTTTTTTGTCCAATCGTGATGATAATACCAAGCTTCAATTTGTCCTTTATCATTACATTTTTCAGCACGTAAAGTTTGCATAGGAAAGTGTAGAACTTGTTTAACTAAATTCTTTTGTTTTACTACTTGCATAGAAGCCATACCTAATAGTTTGCGTTCTAATGCTATTTTACGTAAATCTGAATCTTTAATAATAGATTTCATTTGTGCATATTCATTTGGCTTTTTGTTAGAATCTAAAGCATCTAAACCTTTTCCATAAATCATATTTGCAATACCTGTAATAATTGCACCATTTGTAGCAGAATATAAATATCTGTCAATTAAATATTGAAAGTAATTATTATCACTTCCATATTCAATATAACTATTCTTTTTATTTTCTTGAATTACAGGGCTTGTATAAGCACTTAAATTTACTATTGATATATTACTCATAAATTTTAAATTCGTTGTTTGTAACGTTTGAAACGTATTGATTTTGATTTATAGTAAATGTGTTATTTGTTTGATTAGTACAAAAAACTTTATCTTTATAAACTATAACATCATTGTTTTTAATAGTTAAATTATAAAACGTGTTTTGCTTTAAATTAAAAATAGTTGTTGTAGTTAAATAATAACTAGATAAAACAAATGTAGCTGTTATTGAAGTTTCTTCATTTGTAGTTTCATTTCTTAAAACAATAGTTGTAGCATTATATTCACGTGGAATAAAAGCTATACTTTGTGCAGTAGATTGTTCTTTTAAAATTATCATAAACTATTTTTATATATTAATAATTTAAATACAAAATTGTTTTAAAACAAAAAAGGATGCTAAATAAATAGCACCCTCTTTTAAAAAAAACAAATAATAATATTATGCTCCTTCAACAATAGAAGCTAATATTGAAGTTACTAAAGGTCCTGTAATGAAATTAGCAGGTACAGGTTCCATCCCTTGGAATTCCATTTTGTATCCTGACATATCTCCCATTGCCGCACCACTTGAAATAGTTGCAGTTACTAAATCCATACCTTTTGTTAAACCAGCCATAAAGAAGTTTCCATTGTTATCTTCTATAATTACTTGAGGTCTACCATAAGCCAATAATTTAAGTTGTTTGTGGTCTGCAATAGATAATTTTTTTAAACTTAAACTTAATTTTTGATCTACAAATGTAGTTCCATTTTCTCTAGATGAAGTAACGGTTTGTTCAAATGTTGAACTTCCTTTTAATTCATATTTGTAACCTACAGCAGAACCACCTAATGCAGTAATTACATCTTCTTGTCCTGAAGTTGCAGAATAAGTTACCGTAGTAGCATCACCCCAATTAATGAAATATGCGGCTTTCAATCCGCCTACAGAATCTTTACATTTTTCTGCCCTTCCTAATGAAATATCACAAGCCATTTTTTATATATTTTAAAAGTTAATAAAAAAGGGCAGGCACTTTACCTACCCTTATTTAATTATACTAAATTAGTATTAGTTAGCTGAATTTGTAATTCCGTAAGTTACAATATCTTCTACAGCCGCATATTGAACACCAGCTGTAAAACGCATAATTACTCTAACATTTTCAGATCCGTCAAGGTCAGCCATATCTAGGACTTTAACTTCATTTTGATCTGATAATAAACCTGTTCCAAAGAATAAGTTTGATTTATAAGTAGCTACAGCAGTATTATTAGCTAAACCATTTGCAACAAAGATTTTAATTCCATCAAAAGATAAAGAACCATTATTAAACCATTGTGTTCCCATAGCATTAGATCCATTTGAACCTAAACCTGAAGCTCCGAATCCACCTAAGGCACGAACATAAGCACGGGCGATATTTTGAGAAACATATAAATACAAATCTTCTTTTCCGTAAAGTGAAGCAGGAACAGCATCAACAACTTTTCCAAGTTCTGTGATTACGTTAGCCGCAGTTACGGTTGTTCCAGCAACTTCTTGAGCCGCAGGTAAAGAAGCATCTAAAGAAAGTAATGTAGCGAATCCGTTGAACTCACCTGCATTAGCAGTAACACCTTTCCAAATGTTTTGTTCTGTTTTTTCAGCAACTTTAGCTGCAACGTGTCCTAATAAGAAATCAGCAAAAGCAGGTGGTAAAGAATCAAATGCAGAATAACCCATTTGTACAGCTTCCCAATCTGATTTGAAATCTTTTTTACAAAGTTGTAAATTCACTTGGAATTCTTCAGGTTGTAAAATTTTCTCTGTTAATGTAACAGTAGAAGTAGCAGTAAAATCACAAGTAGCATCTTTAACAATTGCATCAGTAGCAATTTTTTTCAATACTTCTTTATATTTTACATTTGGTTTTACTTCAATACCACCATTGGCGATAGTAGAACCTGATAATAATGCAGCAGAAACATATTTTCCTGCAAACTCACCTGCATAGGTAGTTGTAATTGATGTTGTAGTAGGCATAATTTATTTAATTAAAAAGTTTTGACATAACTATATCTTGAGTAGTCATTTGTCGATTAGGTGAAAATTTATTTAGTTTTATTTGATTATTAGATTCAGGTGAGTGTGTTAATGGTTCAACAACTACATCTGAATTTAATTCTTCTTTAATAACTTCTTTCGCTAATTTTAATTCTGCGATTTCAGTTCTTAATTTTTCAATTTCTGCAAAAAACATTTCTTTAGAAACTGATTCAACAATTCTTTTAGGAGTTGCTACTTCGGCTGATGCAACAACTTCTTCTTCTGCAGGTGAAGATACTTCTTCTTCATTTGCAGGCATTTCTTCTTCAGGCATTTCAATAGCGGCAATTACACCTTCTACATCAACTTTTAAAATGTTGCCATCTTCTAATTCGTATTCTCCGACAGGTACAGGAATTTTCTCCTCACCATTAACAATAAAAACAGCATTATCCATTTCAAAAGCATCTGCTTCTAGAATAGTAACTCCATCTTTAAGTTTCATTTGAGCAAGTTTTACTTCCATACCCAAAAGAGTTTTGATTTCATTAATTACATTCATATTTAGTTAATTTACTTATTTAAAAATTATGCCATATATTTATTAGCACCATTAATAGCTGAATTTACTTTTAAACCTTTATCTGCAAATTCTTTCCAACCTTTAATATCTTCTCTGTTTAAACCTAAATCAGCTGCGGATTTACTTGCTTTTTCCCAAATTCTATCTTCATTAGCTTGAAATTTTTCAGCTACAGAATATGCTTTTTTAACGCTTGAAATAGCGGCTTGTAATTCTTTTTGAGATTCTAAAATAATTTTATTTAAATTATCAGCTTTTAATACTGAATCTTCTAAATCTTTAGAAACAACTTCTGCCGTTTTTGCCGCAGTTGCAATATCTTCTACTAAGCCTAATTCTATTTTTTGACTTGCTAAGTCTGTTTTTCCAAATAAGGATTTAAATACTAATTTTTCAGTTTGCATAATTTTATTTTTTTTATATTAATTAAAGTTATTTATTATTGTTATAAATTAGCCATTAGAACGTACAATAGTTCTAACTCCATTTACGTTTGTAATTGTGCTTGATTGCTGACCTTGTAAAGCGCCAATTCCTTGTTCTGATAATTCACCTTTGCAACATTCAGAACTATATTTCCCATCTTTACATAGACATCCTCTTTTTCCACCTTTTGGCGAACTTGTTTTGTTTCCCATAATTTTATTTATTAGATTCAGCATTATTTATAATTAATTTAATTTTATCTATTAATTCTTTTTCTTTTTCTTTCTGCAAACTCATTTCTAATTTATCAGCAAAATATCCTTCGATAGAAAATCCTTTTACTTTACCTGTTTTAACAAAGTCATTCCAAATAACATCGTTATTAACTTTCATTGAAACAACCCAAGAACCAACAGGCGCATCTAAACCATATTTTTTAGATTTATCCATTTCTGAATCTTCAACAATCCAAGATTCAACTACTGAAAGATCTTTTAATTCTTTTTGATGTTCTAATGTAGCATTATTTTGATTACTATTCATTAAAAACAATTCACTTGCTTTTCGTACCGTTTCATTAGAAAAGAAAATGTAATATTCTTCATTACCATTTCTTCTATAAATATGCTTGTTTGGAATTAAAGCGGCTCCCATTAAAATACGTTTTTCATCATCAACTTTAGCCAATTGTAGCTGTTGATTTAATGAAACGAAATTAGATTCTATTGCAGGAAATTCTACTATTGAAACGGCTTCAACTCCTGAAAGTTGTTCATTTTCATCTATTATTAGTTCTATTATCTTCATATTATTAAAATAAATTAAATTTTGTTTTGTTTTATTAAGTTTTAATTTAAAGCTATTTTTATTTGATTTAAACGATTATAATTGTTTTTAATATACTATATTGTTTTTTTAAAGTTTTTTAATTTAACGCAAAAACACAATAGAATCAATACTTTACAACACAAGTTTTTATTTATAGTATATTATTATTTTAATAGTTTTTATTTATAGTTATATTATTATAAACTTGCACTTTGTACGATGTTTCTGTCCAATGCTTGTGCGGTTGTAACATCATTAGAAACTACATATGCTTTAACAGGTGTGTTTTGTTGTTCGCCTATTGTTTGTGCTAATTGACTTGTAGAAGAAGCACCAACAACATTAAAATTAGGTGCTTGGGCTACAGGTGCAGATGGTCCTGATCCACTTCCACCACTAGATTCAGGTACTTCTACGGACATAATCTTTTGAACGTTTGCAATACCTTGAGCGGCTACAATAGCCGTTGATGCAATTTTAACAGCCATATCTACAACTGGATTTCCCATAGATGCGGCACCCCAAACTTCTGAAATACCTTTATACGTGTTAATAGTTGCGGATGCTATTGCTAATGCTTTTCCTGCCGCTGTTTTTTCTCCAGCTAATTTAGATAAACCATCTAAAGCGTTTGCTATTGCTCCTGCTTGTGCTATTTGAGCCGCTTTTTCTGCTTGTAATAACTTTATTCTTAATTTACTTTTAGCATCTGCATTAACGGTTAAAGCATTATCAATTTCTTGTTTTTTAGTTTTATATTCTAATTCTGCATCAACTCTAGCCTGTGTACCTTGAACAGCGGCATCAATTTTACTTTGTAATCTTTCGAGTTCAATCCTTTTTTCTTCTTCTAAATTTATTCGTTGTAATTCTAATTTTTTAGATTCATCTGTTTCAAATTCTTCATTAAATTTCTTTTGTTCAATAGCTAAAGCATTTAAACCTTCTTGTTCACTTTGTCCTAAAGCAATTTTTTCTTTTTGTAAAGAAATACTATTAGCAATTTGTTCACTTCGCAAACCTTCCACTTGTGCTAATACTCCTTGTTTATTTGCCAATGCTTCTGTTACAGCAACTTGGTTTTCAATAGTTTTATTTTGGTTGTATGTAGCTTGTGCGGCTTGTACTTGTAAATTAGCTTGGGCAATCATTGCCTGCTGTTGTTTTTCTAAAACTTTTTGCAGATCATCATTCGCTTTAATTCTATCATCTATTGAAATTAAATCATTATCTCTAATTTGTCTTAATTTTTCTGCTTGCCTATCATATTGTTCAACTAAACGAGCCTGTTCTGCGGCAGCCAATTTAGCGTTGTTTTGCATTTGAACATTTGCCTTTGCTTGTTCGTATGCACCTTTTATAGATATTTTAGAAACTCCGTCAATAGTGCCTTCAACTACTGCACTAACTTCTTTTACAGCATCAACAAAATTATTTACAACTTTTTTTCCTGCTTCTACGGTGCTTTTACCAACTTCAACTATATTATCTTTTGTAACTGATATTCTTTTATTTAAATCTGCAATTACTTTAGGGTCTCCATCACCGAAAAAACTCTCTTCCCAAGCCAATTTTGCTTCATCAATAGCTAATGAAATTCCATAAAAAGCTAATTTTAAAGGTGCTAGTGAAATAGTTATTAAACCACTAACAACTTTACCTAAAGCAGAAAAACCATTAGAAGATGCACCTACTTTTTCAATAACTGAAACTAATACATTTACAACTTGTGTAAATACATTTGAAATTGTACCCATTACAGCACCAAAAGTATCAGCTACTTTTTGATTACCCATAAATACTTCTTTCAGTGTAGAAAAAGCAGATATTAAAAGTCCAATTCCCATAGCTTTAATAGCCACACCTGTAGCTTTAAAACCATCTGCTAAAGATTTAGTAGCGTCCTGTGTTTTTTCAACATTCTTCTCTACTTTTTTAATTTCTTTAGTTGAATCTTCTAGTCCTATATTTAATTTTTTGACATCTTTAACTAATGAATCTAAATTATTTTTAACTTCTAAATTTATTATTTTATTTTCCATTGCCTTTTGATTTGTTCAAAACCTTGTTTCCAAGAAGTTAATAATTTGTATTTACCTTTTGCTATCTCTATAGCTTCACTTTGTCCGTAATGCTCTTGTAAAGCTAATAATTCAATAATATTTTTTATCATAATTCATTTAGTAGTTCTAATTGACTTTCGCCAGTTGTTAAATTTGTAGTAATTTTATTTATAATAAATAATCTATCTCTAATTTTCATTCTATCATTTAATTTATAATTTAATAGAACTGATAAAGGTAAAAATGCTCTTAATTTTGTCAATCTATTTTTAGGATTGAATATATGCATTATATAATCTTTATAATATAATTCAAATAATGTACCTGTAAAATCATTTGTTGCAGTCCATTCATTAAATTCTTGTTTAAAATTAATGTTTGTTACAGATGTTGCAGGATTTAATTCTCTACTATTTGAAGGTAAAATATAAGATGTTATTTGTTGGTGCGATGTATCAGTTTTTTTAAATGAAAAATCTGTAGTTGTTAAAATAGGATAAAATAACAATGGTTTACAAAGTTCTGAATCATAATTACCTGTTGATGAATCAAAAGTATCTGTAGCAGAATAACCCCATTGAATATCTGTAGCTGTGCTATTTTTTATATCATAAATTCTTTCGTATTTAAAATGTGAAAAAGGTAATTCTATTTTATATATTTCGCCATCTATTGCAGATGATTCATTATAAATTTCTCTACCCCATTCATAATTAAATTGCTGATTATGTTTTAATGCTAATAGTTCTTTAGTATCTTCATATCCAAATTCTATTTGTTTAAATGGTAATGCTACATCAATAGTTGTAGTATCTGTAACTACATATTTTGTAATATCATAAACATTAGAAGTAGCATAAAAACTATTTAAAGTTTTAACAACTATAATTCCATTATCTATATAAGCAGTTAAATTAAACATTTTAAATATACCTGTTAGAAAATCTATTATTTTAATATCAGGTGTTTGCTGTGCTATATCAAAAATTAATGTACTATTAGTATTAAATGATGAAGTAGTAAAATAATTTGCATATGTTATTGTAGTTCCACCTGCACCATCATCAGTTAAATAACCAAATTGTAAAGTAATATCATCTATAGTTATTATAGATTGACTTTGAATAAAAAATTGAAAGCTACCATCGAGAATTGTTGGTATAGCTAAACCTGATTGACTACCATTTAAAGTATTACTTTGCCAATATAAAGCACCATTTTTATAAATAATAAATTTGTAATCTGTAGTAGATGTTGTTGTTAAATTCATAAATGCAGAATAGGCATCATATTCACCACCAACATTTAAAGTACTTCCAAAATCAAAATTTGTAATTAATTCAGGTGGTAATATACCCGTTTCAGCATCTTGAACTTGACCTTTAGAACGATGTAGCCATAAAAATAATTGGTAGTAATCTAAATTATCGTTTCTAAAAAAATCGTTGCTAAAACTCAGCCCATATTGACTTGAAATAGTTTGTATAATTGCATCAACTCTAATAGCATATTTTAATTGATTCCATAATAAACCGTGATGATGTCCACCACCTGTATCATAATGTAAATTTCTTTCATCGTTTGCGTGCCCTGAACTACTATCATAATAATATCTATTAGTATGTGAAATAAAAGGTACTATAACATCATTTGTTGTAGCGTCTTGTTGAAAATAAGTTAATACATCTGTAGAATTATAAGGCTTATTATAAGCAGATAAATCTAAAGCGTTTAATTTATCTTCACCTAATATATCTTTTAAGTTAATAGTATCGCCAAAGTATGTTATTCTATAAGCATAAGGTTTATTATCTTTTAAATCAACTCCTTCTAACTTTATTTTACCTTTATTAAATCTAACGGCATTTATTTCTATATATCCATCTATTTTTACTCTAGCATCAAAACCATTATCTATATCATAATTATAATAATGTTTGAATAGTTTATTGTTTTCTGCAGTTGCAGGTATTGAAAATGTTTTAGTAAATTCTGTAAATATTTTAGATATATCTTTTACATCTTGAATAACCTGTGTTATAGAAATAGATTCATCATTAAATAAATCTGTTCTTTGATATTTATTTGTAGAATTGTTTTTTAAATATAAAGCTAAATTTAAAATCATATTGCATCGTTTATTACATTAAAAGCATATTCAAAATCTAATTCGTAATTAATTAATTTATCTTTTAAATTATATTTTAATTCAGATGCTTCTGTTTTCATTATAACAGGTTTTCTATCCAATAAAATAGTTTCAGATAAAAGTAGATCATTAATTAATTCAGAATAATTTTCATATACAAAACCTGAATTTACTTTAATCATTTTTTTACCTGTATGATTAAAAGATTTTGATTGACCTCTTAAAGCTGTATAATTTACATTATCAGGCGTTAGTTTGTATAGTTCTTTTTTAACTTGTAAATTATTTGTTCTTGCTTTGTATAATGTTAATGTTTGCCATCCACCATAAGAATTTATAAAATCACAAAGTATAGGTTCGTATTTACATTCTTCTATTGGATATGAATAAAATTCTTTATTAACAGGTGAACCACCATCAGGCGTAAATGTTAAACTTACTTTACAACCTTTTGCAAAATGTGTGTCAACTCTATCTAAAGATAAAGGCACTTTAAATAAATAAATACCTGTTAAACCTATATTATTTATTGAAGCTGTGTATAAAGTTCCTGTTATTGTAGAATAAGTTACATTAAATAAATCTGCAGTGCTTTGAAAATCTACTAATACATTTACATATTGTATAATATCATCCTTATATGATTTGTGATATGTATTAATTATATCTTTATTAAATAGTAATTCAATTTGAGTATTTGAAGGGTTTTGTAAACCATCCATATAATTAGTAAAACCATTAACTCCTACATAATCTTTTGTGTCTAATAAAGTATAAGTTCCTGAAACATTTTTATATCGTTTTACTCTAAACATAGCATAATTTTCCTGATAGTCCCAACCAACCCAATTAGGATAGTTAGGTGCAATATTATCAATATATTCTTTTACTAAATTAGATACATTATAATACGTTTGTATTTGTGCAGATGTTGGAATTGGTTTACTTAATGTATATGTTGGTGTAGTAGGTATTGTATCACCATTTCGCCAAATAAACAATTCTATTTTACTGCCTTGTTGTCCTGTTTCACTAACTTCAATTACAAATGGACTTCTAACTTTTACTACTTTCATTTTGATTTTTTTAAATTATAATCTATAATTATATCTATATCTTGACCTAAAGCATCTATTAAATCTGTATCTATAAATTTTTTATATCCTTCTTCAAATGGTTTAGTAAAAAACAAACTTGGTTTAATTCCTCTAGCCCAAATATTTTTAGCTAGAATAATTCCTATTGTTTTATAATTACCTTTTGAAAATTTACCTTTTGAATCTCTTAATCTGAAATTCTTTTGTTTTGCCCAATCTTCTAAATAATTTGAAGGCGGTCTTTTATTTTTAAAACTAAATGGACTATTTGGCGCCTGTTGACCTTTTATCTTTGCATTTTTAGATACTTGTGATGGATCTGCACCTCTAACTCCTTGATCTACAAATTGACCATAGTTAGACATTTGAAATCCAACAATAGTATAGCCATTTTCAGTTATTGATTCGCTTTTAATACTATTATATAAATTTTTTGTATTGTTTTTTCCATTGATTGTTAAATTGCTTTTAGATTGCTGTATAACATAATTTCTAAAACGTTCTATTGCTTTTTCTACTTCTAACATTTTGTCATTGTGTTTTGTATAGCCATATCAAATGTAAATGTTACACCTGCTATTTTATTTTCAAAGCGGTCTGTAAAAAATTCGATGTTTGCAGTATCATTTACTAATTCATAATCTTCTGCTAATGCACCTCTGCGTAATACTTCTAAAAATCTATTTGCTACAGCTAATTGTGTATTTAATACATCTTGCTCATTATCATTACCTAAGAATATATCTGTTACTTTTTCTTTTGATTCATCTACAACATCCATACATAGAATAGATATATTATAATTTAATACAGGACCTTGATACGATACAGAATTTATTATAATATGACTTAAAGGAAATATAGTTTGTTTATTTAAATCTACTTTAAATATATCACCTGTTGTAACCGTATTGACAAATAAATCTTCTTGTAATTTATTTTTTATTACTTGTGTTATTTCGTAAAATGTATTCATTATCTTTTTTTAATTAAATCTATTTCTATTTGATTTTTTTGCTTTTCAAATGTTAGAAAAGTTAAACATTGGTTAATTGGTAATTCGGTAACTCTATCAAAGTTGATAATGTTTCCTTGAGCAAGTGCATAGATTGAACTGAACCATCCCCAACGTTTTCCAAATTGTGCTGTTGCAGAATAGTCTGCATCTCCTTGTTCTGCTCCAAATAATTCATCGTACTTTTCAATAATTCGTTGCCTAAATTGTAAAAAAAAACATTAGCACCAAATACAACATCTAAAGGTGCATCTTTCATTATATCACTATAAGTTATCGAACCATTATATTTTTCTATATCATAAGTGTTATTTAAACCTTTTTTTGTAATAGGTCTAAATAAAACAGCCATAGCTTTGTGCATATTATCCCAATCACCTATGTATGAATCTAAATCTGTATATTCGCCAAAAGTCATATCTTCTAGATCAGGAATAAAACCAAATTCAATACCATTAAGTTTAAATCTATTTATAAACTTATGTGATTGCACATTAAACATTTTAGATATTGATTCTGTTATTTCTAAAACATCTTTATATCTAATTTCAGCAACATCTTTTAAATCTATATTACAGAACGTTTGAACCATTTTTTGATTCAGAAATTCTGCATCTTCATTATCTTTAGCTATTTTTAAGAACGATTGATATTGTTCTAATTTAATTTCTTTTAATTCTGTTGGTATACTTATTTCTAATTTCATATTATTGTTTTTTATATTAATAACTATTTTATGATATTGTATTAAACAAAAAAAAGGCATACATAAATGTACACCTAATTTTAATGATAAGAACTCATTTGTGTTGTAGTATATCAATTTAATACTCTTAATATTTATTCCTTTCTCAAGGGAACAACACATTAACCAAATTTAACCTAACTTAACTTTCTATTTCTTGTATTGCTAAATCTAATATATCATTCATTTGTTTTGAAGATAGTATTTCATAAACATCAATACCTTGTATTAATATTTCTTCATCTTCAATACAGCTTCCTGTATAATCATAATCAGAACCTTTTATATAGAATCCTTTTACTTCAAATTCTATATCACAATAATCTACAAATACTTTTATTTTTTCCATTTTACTTTGTTTTAAATTATATGCAAATATAACAAATATGTATTAAATATGTTACAATTAACAAATATTTAACTTTTCAAATATTCAGAAGCTACATTATACATCTGTTGCATCTTTTTAATTTCACCTATATTACGCGGTAAATTAATTGCTACTTCTATACCTTTAACGTGATGTATGTAACATTGTATCGTTGCTATTATTTGTCCGTAAGTCATAGTTAAAAAAAGTCAAGATTCCGACTGCATTTACTTTAATAAATAAAATAGTTTCCTTTGTTTGGGTTTTCTAGTTGATGACTAACAGCATAACGCAAAGCATCTAATAAATGGTTATGATTATCTATTGGTGTGCTTGACTTCTTTTCTAACCAACAATAATTATTTAATTCTTTAATTAAATTAATTGATTCAGGTGATATTATCAAATCATAATCTTGAAGCAAAGATATTCCATATGTTACAGAACCTTGACCTTTAATAGCAGGTACAATATTCAATCCTAATGTTTGAAGTTCTGAGATCAATCTTGGTTCAGCTGAATCGGCTACTATTAAACTATCTAAACAATGCTGTTTATTTAAAGCATAAATTTGCGATGTTGTTAATGCTTGTAAATAGAAACGTTCATTTATATAAATTCGTTTGTTAGAAGTATCTATATTACATTCTATTAAAGTTGTCGGGTCGTTACTAAAACCAAAATCTTGACCAAATACAGATTTGCCTATTTGTTTATATTCGCCTATAGTCCAATTAGTAAATATAACTCCTTCTGCTTTATCTAACCAACCACCTAATATTTGATGCTTGTACTTTTCAGGTCTGCGTTTCTTTATATTCTCAATCTGATTTATAAATGATTCAGATAGATTATTAATATTATCTAAATAAGTAGTGTGAATATAAGTTGTATCGCCTTTTATTAAATTGCTTCCTGCTTCTACACCTTTATCTTCAAAGAACTTCTTATAAATAAAGTGTTCTTTTGTTGCAGGATTCAATACTAAAAGAACTCTATTGTGAATTCCTTTTGTTCTGATACTGAAATCTATCTTTTCAAAAGTTTCTTCATCTGTTAATTCTTCTGCTTCATCTAAAACCCACGTTGTTACTCCTGCTAAAGATTTTAAAGAAGCTGTTTGTGTTCCACTGCTTGTTTTAATACCTTTAAACAAGATCTTAGACCCTGTTTTTAGATTTATGATTTCATCTTTAGTTATATAAAAATCGTTGCTTAAATTAGCTGTATCGATCTTATCTATAAATTCAGGTATAATAGAAACGTTTGCAGATGTTAAAGTATAACGTGTAAACAATATCACGTGTCCTACTTCATATGTTAATAGCAAAAGAAACGAGTTCAAAGAATAAGATTTTCCTGAACCACGCCCTCCTGTTATTACAAAGTATCTACTATCAGAACCAAGTAAATTATATTTCTGATTTATTGCTATTTCCAACTTTGAAGATATCTTTTATATTAAAATCATTTATGTTGTGTGTAGCTTCTATTATTTCTTTTGGTTTACCAAATATATGTTCTGCAATAAATAATTGTCCTCTTTGTGATTGCATTAATGTATCCTTTACAAAAGCTATTTTAGTTTCTTCTTCTGTTTCTTTATTGTATAGTTCACCTAATGCTTTTAGGAATATATTATTTACTTTTTGTTCATCTACTTTCGTAGGTCTACCTTTTCCTAATTTATTACCCTTTTCAAATCCCATAGTTAAAAGTTATGTTTAAACATATTAATAATAAATAAAATCTATACTTGTTTAAAGTTTTAAATTAATTACTTTTAATTTTTCAACTAATTCTATAAATTCTTTATCATCTATTTTATTATTAGGTTTATTATCCCAATACATATCACAATTATCTTCATCTTCTTCTCTATTGAATCTACCATAAGATTGATACGTTGATGCAGGTGCTGTGTATCTATAACACGTTTCTTTTGAAGGGCAAAAATTATCTTCGCATTTAGTTATATCTGCCATAATTATCTTTTATAAAGCTTTGCTAATTCTTTTGTTACTTCTTTCCAATGTTCTGTTTGTTGCATATCACCCATACAAACTCGCCTGTTATATTCTTTAGTGTATTTGTTAAATAACATTTCAGCACGTTCTTTAGCTGTTATTGGTTCTATTATATTCATAGTTTTTTATTTATGTTATTTAATTTATAATATATTAAAATTAACCAAATTAATATTGCTATTGTCATAATTCTTTTTTATATATTTCTAATAGTTCTTTTGTGGTTGTATTTATATCTACTTCTCCAACAATTACTAAATCGTGCATTAAATCTTCTGCTTCTTTAGAATTGAACCAATCAAAAAATCCAATAGCAAATTCATCTGCTATTTGTTCACATTTACTTGTTTGATTATCTAAAACTTTTGTACTCCAAACAGGTAAAGAATATTCATCTTTATATAATCCAAGATGTTCAATATTTTCAAACTTTTCTTTTAGTGTCATATCTTAATATTGTTATTCATTTTATAAAATGCTTCTAATCTATCATTAATTAATGTATGTTGTATTGTTCCTTTTGTGTTGCTTAATAGGTTGTTTAAATTATCTATTATTTGGTATTCGTATCTTGGTCTATCTATCTGTTCTTGTAATTCTTTTTTTAGTTTATCATTTTCAAATGTTAATTTATAAAGCTGTTGTTTTACTTTTTCAATTTCAGATAATTCTTCTTCATTGTCTATTGTAAAGTAACTTAATACAGTTGTTCTAAACTTTTTTAATTCAGGGTTATATTCTTCATACATTTTATAGTTCTTTAATGCGTGTATTACTGTAGCGTGGTTTAGTTCTAATGTATCACCTATTGCTTGAAGTGTTTTATTGGGTTTTAATTGTTTTAATATATTACAATATAATGAACGTAATTCAATAACTTCTCTTTTACGTGTTCTAATATCTATATCAGTATTTGTTTCTTGCTTAATTATTTCTTTTAATCTTTGTGTAATTTCCATTTAAAATAGTTTTTGTTGGTTAGTGTGATTTATTATTCTTTGTATTGCTTTGTCGTAGTATTCCTTATCTAATTCACAAGCTGTTAATTCAAGTCCGTAATCGTGTGCTGCTATTGCTATTGAACCTGAACCTAAATGTGTATCTAATATTTTAGGTATATTACCTTTGCAATATTTACAAGTTTGAACATCACAATCTAATGAATTGCTTTCTACTTCACCACTACCACCACATTCTAAACAATAAATTTTACAATATTCAAACATAAATTTATAAACATAAATAGGTTTTTGTGTTGGATGAAAACGCTCTAAATCTGTACTTGACTTTTTCATTATTTTAGCAGGTTTATCAAAAGAAGTCCAAACTAACTCACAAGCTGATAAAGTTGGCATAGCTTGATTTTTATCCCAACAAACAAAACCTCTTGTATTAGGTAAATGTTCAATAAAATAATTAGCACCAAAAACAACTTGGTTTTTACTAACTCTAAATAATTCTTTCCAATATTCTGAACTTGGTAAA